TCTCCTTTTAAATAATTTGAAACGATAACAGTTGCAGCGAAAACACTTACCCCTACTTTGTCAGCTATTATGTGCATTCTTTTATCTACATCATTAAAAAAACGATATACTATTTCGGCTCTTTGTTTAGGTGTTATTTGTTGTGACATTTTTTTTAATTTAAAAGCCCCATAAGTTTAATATGGGGCTTATTATTAATTAATCTCTCGATTTTTCAAACATTTTTGCAAATGGATTATATACAACTTGTGTTGTAATTAAACAATCTTTTTCTTGCTTTAATGTAGTATGATTTTTAGTAACCAATTTACTTTTACCTTTCACGAAGAAAGTTTCCGCAACCTGATCTAAATTAATTACATTTTCTGCTCCTTGTACAAAATGTCCTGATGTACTACTTGGTGCTACATTTACACCATTTAAAACTGCTGTTTTCATAATTTAAGTATTTAAAATTCGTAAGTCATTAATTCGAAGTAATCTTTGCCTGATAAAGATACGTATTCTTTTAATTCGGTTTCTGAAAATTCATTATTTTTTAGTTTTTCTGTTGTTTCATTATCGAATGTTGTGCTAAATTTTTCACCTTGTCTTGAAATTGTTTCTATATTGTTTTTTAAAATTTTAGGAACTTGGTAAAGACTGGCAATAGCGTCTTTTGCGTTTGTGTTTCTTGGTTGAACTCCTAAAAAGAACATTCTGTCGGTACTAGGACAATAACATCTAACATATGCAATATCTATGTTGTTTACGCTTCCTTTGAATAACGTATAAACGCCTACATTCATTCCTCCAGTAGTTCCTTTTAAGTACTTTTCTTCTTTTTTATCTACGAATGTATCTATTTCTTTTAAGTATTCTCTAAAGAAATTAATAATATATTCATCCCCGTGAACTTCTTGTAAATATCCAATACAAGCCGATTTTATTTCTTCATTACTTTCTTTTGTAAAATCTTGAATTGTATATTTTTTTGACTGTAATTTTTCAAATAATGGTTTAGTTATTTTAACACCCTCGATAAAATACATTTCTTGATTATCATATTGAATTGCTGAACTTTCAGCATTGTGTAGCCTTGAATTTTTAAAATGTATTTTTTTAGGCATTCTTAAAACTAAAACCACTCTTTTACATAAAAAACATTTAGCAATATTTGATTTATTTACGTTTTCATACAGCCAATTTAAATCGTTTTCTTTCTTTGTGTTTAATTTAAATTCATCTTGTATAAATTTATACCACATTAAATAAACCCTTGAATATTCATTAGTTAAAAATAACCAATGATAACTTGCTGGATTATCAAGTTCGCTACTAAGTTCGCTATCAAGTTCGCTACTAAGTTCGCTAAAGTTCGCTACGAAGTTCGCTACTAAGTTCGCTATCAAGTTCGCTATAAAGTTCGCTACGAAGTTCGCTACTAAGTTCGCTACAAAGTTCGCTACTAAGTTCGCTACGAAGTTCGCTATGAAGTTCGCTACTAAGTTCGCTATCAAGTTCGCTACTAAGTTCGCTACTAAGTTCGCTACGAAGTTCGCTATAAAGTTCGCTATAAAGTTCGCTACGAAGTTCGCTATCAAGTTCGCTATCAAGTTCGCTACGAAGTTCGCTATCAAGTTCGCTATTAAGTTCGCTATTAAGTTCGCTACCAAGTTCGCTATCAAGTTCGCTATTAAGTTCGCTATCAAGTTCGCTATTAAGTTCGCTATCAAGTTCGCTACTAAGTTCGCTACTAAGTTCGCTACAAGTTCGCTACTAAGTTCGCTATCAAGTTCGCTACTAAGTTCGCTACTAAGTTCGCTACCAAGTTCGCTATAAAGTTCGCTATAAAGTTCGCTACGAAGTTCGCTATCAAGTTCGCTACCAAGTTCGCTATCAAGTTCGCTACGAAGTTCGCTATAAAGTAATGTTTTTTTATTCTTAAATAACCAAGTTTTATTAACTAACTCAGTATTCTTTTTATTTAGTTTAGGATTAAAAAGTAGATTATAAAACTTTCTATACTCTAATAAATTATTCGCCACAATAATAACAGGTTTATCAGGTTGTTTTGCTAATTTATAAACATACTCTAAATACTCTACCGTATCTTTTCGCTGCCAATTTTCGTGTTCAGTTCCGTTGTACAGATTTTTTACTGCTTTTTCTTTGTACAGATTTATTTTTTCTCTAATCTCTGGGGTTAAATCTTTAATTGTTTTCATAATAATTAAATAAAAATGCCTATTTGTATTTGCGCTGGCTTCGACCTCAACACTCCTACAAATAGGCTGAATCTTTAAGTTACATAATTTGTCGAAGCGTAACTACTATGCAAATGTAATGTTATTTTTTTAATATGCAATTTATTTTTAAATATTATTTTATTCCGTAGTATAAAAAGTTTAGTTTATCAATAATTTCTTTTAAACGAGGTGGATTTTCTTTAGAAACATAAAGTTTATTTTTTTCTAATTCCAGCTCTTTTATAGTTGGTATTGTTATTTTAGTTTTTCGCATATTAATTTTTTAAACTGTTCTAATGATCTAACAACATAATATTCAAAGCCTAAATTTAAAACCACTTTTTCAAAGTCTTTTTGTTGTTCAGATTGCGTATTATTTACGTCTTTCATTTCAATAAATAAAACTTTGTTTGTCAATAAAATAATTAAGTCGCTTACGCCATTTCTTACGCCAGTTGATTTAAATTGATTGTTTTTATAAGTAGCCTCATTTGGAACTGAAAATATTTCATATCTAGGAGAGTGATATTTTAAACAAAACTCATTTTTAAACCAAGCCACCACTTGTGCTTGTAGTTGTGACTCCTCTCTGCTGGATTTGGTATTTTGCCCAACCGTACTTGTAATTTTTAAATTTTTCATAATCTTCAAAGTCTTTTATTGTTTTTAATTGATAAAGTATCCAACCTTTCTTAAATCCATTTTCTAATTGTTTTTTTTCTAGTTTTATAAATTTTTGGTATTGATTGTATAAGTCAATATCTGATTTTTTTAGTTTTTCTAAAATTACTTCTATTGGTTCCTTTACTTTAGGTAATGGAAACACGTAACCACAATAAGGACAGCTTTTTAAATTTAATCTTAATAAAGCACCACATTTACAATCTTTTACTGGAGCGACTCCTTTTCTGTTTGGTTTTTTAATTAAACTCCATTCTCTATCATCTTCCCAAAAACCGTGTCTTTGTATGTTATTACCAAAATCTAGTATAGTAAACTCTTTTTTAGTTTCACTTGTACGACTTCCACGCCCTACCATTTGAAGAAAAAGAGGCAAAGATTTTGTAGCCCTATAAAGTATAACTACTTCTATTGAAACTTCATCAAAACCAGTGGTTAAAATACCAACGTTAGATATTAAGGCGTTGTGGGTATTTTTATACCAGTTTAATATTTGTTTTCGTTCTTTATCAGGTGTATTTCCGTCAATGTGTTTTATTGGTAAACCTTTAGCTTTAAAAATATCAACTATTTTCATACTACTTTTTACATTAGGCGCAAAAATAATTCCTTTTTTATTAGGCGTTAATCTTTGGTAATTTTCAAACACACCCTCGTAAAGTTGTGTTTTATCGAATAAGTCACATAACATATCAGAATCAAAATCACCGCCTTTGGTTTTTATATTTGTTAAATCTATATTAACTCCAAAGCTATTAGGTTTTGCTAAATAACCTAACTCAATAAGTTGTGAAATAGTTATTTCGTTTACAATATCTTGGTAAAATTTATCTAAAGACTGTTGATTTCCTTTGCGTTCTGCTGTTGCGGTAGCTCCAATTACAAAAGTATTTTCGTTTAAATAAGGTAAAAGTGAGTTAAAATCTTGTAAATGTGCCTCGTCAATAATAATTAAATCAAATGATTGCAACCAATTAGAGTATAATTCACTTGTGGATTGCTTATTTATACGTGCCATAATCGTTTTTGTCATAGCTACGTATAGATTATGTCTTCTTTCTAATTTTCTTTGTTTAGGATTAATTATATGAGGTATTAAGCCAAATTGTTCTAAAGTACCTCCAGCTTGTGTTAATAATTCTGTTCTATGCGTTAATATAAGACATCGTTTTTGTTTTTCTAATGCTTTGCTAATCATATAACAAAACATTACAGTTTTTCCGCCTCCAGTTCCGCAAAGCATAATTAATCTTTTTAGTCCTGATTGCATTTTTAACTTCAATGAGTTAATGGTTTTGTCTTGGTATTCTCTTAATTTTATCATAATAAATTTTTTGAACCATTTTGAACCATTTTGAACTTGGTTCAACGTGTGAGGTATTGATTTTATTGAGTTTTGAACCAATTGAACCAATTGAACCATTTTTTATAAAAAAAATATTTTTATTTTTATTTTTTTTACTTTTTATAATTTGTGAACTTTTAGTTCAATTAGTTCAAAGCATTGATTTTATTAGTGTTCACAACTGTGAACTTGGTTCAATTGGTTCAATTTTTTTCTAATTCTTTTACATATTTATATATCATTCTCAAAGAAACACCTAAATTTTCTGCAACTTCTTTTTTATTTAAATTAGGGTTTAATTTAAATAATTCAATAAATTGATCCTTTGAACTTTTGTTTTTATTTAGATTTATAACGTTTTTTATTTCGTTAGTTTCGATAGAATTTACTTTTATTTTTTTAGCCATTGCAATAAAATATTTACTTAATTTTTCAGCTTTCAAAATAGAATCCTTAGAAATTAATAAAGCATCAGTTTTATTTGTGTCATCAAAAAAACTATAAAAGCAATTAATTAATAATGCAAATCTAGGTAAATATGATTTTTGTTTTGGCAACATAGATTTCATATATTCATTTTCTTCATCTGAATTTTGAATGTTTGAATATTCATTAAAAACTCTTACCCATTCCGTTTTTGCTTCTTTACCTAATACTGAAACTTTTGGCTTAATATCTCCATCTTCATCAAATTCCACTACCTTATGTTTAATAGTTTCATAAAAAGAAATAATACTATCATTATACCATTGAATAGTGTTATAATCAATTTCTTTATCGTTCCAATTTTCTACCTCAAGACTTGGATAAGACAATAACATTCTATCCATAAAACCGTTATCTTTATTATCTTCTGTATAAAAGGCATTTAATATACTTGGTTGTATTCCGCCAAGTACAGAAACCAAAGGTTTGTCTACAAATGAACTTCTTGCGGTCTTTCTGTTTAAAGAAATAGCCTTACCACTCCAAGTAGATAGCCAAAATTCTAAATCAGACCCCTCTCTGTATTTATTCATATCTTTAAACCACCCAGCCAACTCGTCTTTAAAAACTCCAATACTGTTTTTATTTTCTTGATGAAGTTCTACAAGCGCCTCAATGGTAATATCATTGGCAATGAATTGTGTTTTAGTAGGTTTGTAAATTTCCTCATGTTCTTTCTTTTCTTTAGCCGACAAAGAATTATAATAATCAAACTTTTCAGCTTGTTTAATGTAGTTTTTAATTTCTTTATTATTTGCGGATAATAAAGGTTTAATAATATTGTGTATCGATGGTGTTTTTCCTAAACCAGCTTTACCAACTACCGCAAGCCAAATTGTTGCGGTTTCATTCCACCCTTTTTTTACTTCAATCTGTATTGAGTTTCCTACCACAACCGAAATCAACCAAAGCATTGAACACCCCATAAAATCAATAGAACTATCCAAAGTTTCATTACATTCTAATATATAGTTTTGTATTGGCTGCGGGAATATTTCAATTGGAAAAATTAAGTCTTTCTCATTAATTTTAGGGAGTTCTTTTTTTTCAATTTCAATTGATTTTTTTACGACTCTAGTTCCAAACCCTTGTTTATAAATTTCAGATGCAGCCTCTTTAAAATTTCCGTTATGAAATTTATAGGTATAAGCTATAAATGGAGTTATCAGTTTTTCGTGTGGATAAATAGTGCCAGTAGTAAAAAGATACATACAGCCGTTAGACTTAAATATACTTCCGCTCGTTGGGTTTTCCGAACCGTTTCTTTTTACAATGTATTTATCATTTAGATTTCTTACTACTTTTAAATCATCAGATACAATATCGAAAATAGAAACTTTGTTATTATAGTCATCCCACGGCTTTATAATAGAATCATTAAACTCATTATTTTTTAAAGTATGGGCATCTGTTTTAATTTCATCTACATAGTTATATGTTTTAGAAATTGACCAAACAATATTTCTATCTCTTTCTGTTATTTCTTGAATTTCTGAATAAGATAGTTTTGATATTTTATTTTCATAAATAACAACCATACCACCAATACCTCTACTTTCAATTACAGCCTCTTTATGTTCTTTTAACCGAGCTATTTTTGTATTCCCTTGTATAGTATTACATCGGTATAAAATATGATAGCCTTGTCGCTTTGTTTTATAAATAACAAATTTTAAATCAAAGTCGTCAATATTGTCTTTTAAAAAAGATAAATATTCATTCCAAAAATCATTTTGTTCTTGTAGTGTTGCAAAAACTTTTAAATCAACATCAATAACCTCTAAATTATTAAATCCTGTAATTAAACCGTATAAAGGACTGTTTAAAGAATCAATTTCTTCTTTTGTTCTTGCTCTACTTTGGTATTCTTTCCACTTTCCAATCGGGGCTTTATTTTCATCTACTGGTATTATTGAACAACCATTATCTACAAGCCTTTTTAGTATTGATTTTTCCATTATATTAATATTTTAAAAATAAAAAACCCTCTAACACGATGCACTACTATCGGTTGAGGGTTTCTCGTTTACATTGCTATTGCAACGTTATACTTTAAGTCGGTAGTGCTTCGACATAACAAATATAATAAAAAAATCCGAACTATTATTGTAGTTCGGATTTAATTTTTTAGAAATTAGCTTTTTTAGTAACCTCTATATTCCAAGCTTGAATAGTATTAAAATACTTTATTTCACCTTTTGGGTTTACCCACTCTCTACCACGTAAATTAATCGATACTTTTACTTCATCGCCTAAACTAACCGTGTCTAATTTACTGCATTTATCTTGGTTAAATTCCATTTGAATATGCTGCGGATATTGTTCGTCTGTTGTTACTACAAACTCTTGTTTTTTAAATGATGCACTAACCTCTTGTATTAGGTTAATTACTTTGATTTTTCCGATTACTTCCATAATTTAAAACTTTAATTTATTAATTGATTCGTTAATTTTTTGTTGTAATTTCTCTGTTTTTTTATAAATTTCAGTTACAACGTCTGAAATTGTTTTTAGTATTGGTTTTGCATCTGTACCTATATTCACTAAACTATCTCTAGTTAATTCTTTTACAAATAATGGCTTAATGCTTTTAGGTCTATAAGATAAGAAATAAAAAACTTTTAACTTATCGTTTACCGCAAAATTATGAATACATTGGTTAATATTATCTAATGGTATTTCGTTTGACAAACACGTTTTTATGTGCCGTTTAGCTTCTGGGCATTTAATTTCACAACCAATTGTTTTACATTTTGAAATTCCATCAGGGCTAACACCTAAAAGCTCATTTTCTGATTGAATCCAGCCTACTTCTAAAAATTCAACTCCAGTATATTTTTGTAATTCAATTCTTGCTTGTGGCTCTAATAATTGTCCATTTTCCATTGGCTCAGATTTATAACTTTCTAAATCTTCGTCATATGGCTCTATTATTTCAGCAAGTAACTCAATTAAAAGTGTGTCAGATTCTACAAACAACTGTTTTGATCGTGTGCCTCCTATTTTTCCATGCTTTAACTCAAACCATTCTGTTGAGCCCTGCTCAATATCATGATAAATTTTCATATTACTTTAAAGTTAATTTTAATCTGTCCTTTTCTGATAAAATTTCAGTTGTATTTTGTTCTTGTTGAGTAAAAGATAACCAACAATTTTGTAACTCTGCTAAAGTTTTGCATTGTGCTAACTTATCTTTACATTCTGACACATCAATTGGCTTTGCTATTACATCGCTTGGCTTTGAAGTTGCTATACGTATTGCATCGTGAAATTCCCCAAACGCTTTTATTCGTTTAGTAGTAAGTTGTATTTTTTTACCTATCATATCCTCAATATATTCCGTTCCAGTAACCTTTTTTAAAGTTTTACGGTTAGTGGAATTTAAAATAATAGGTTTACACTCTTCAAAAATTAAAGTAATTACTTGTTCTTCAATTTGTGTTTTTTGGTTAAAAACAGATTCGTTTTTAATTTCTTTAATAGTAACTATTTTATCAATAGTTTTCCCCTCCGCATCCATTAAATCCCAACCACCTAAATAATTAGGATTTCGCAGTTTGTCGATGTGTGTTTTTGTCATAATTTATTAAACTAAATACCCCCGAGAGAGTTTGTAAGGAAAAACTCAAACGAGGGATTTATTATACTTTTTTAGCCTCCTTACTTGCCGCGGTGAATTTATGATAAATTTATTAAATAATAATAAAATTAAATTGTTATGATTTTTTATTTTTTTCGTTATATATTTCGTTTGCTTTTATTGGCATTGTCTTAGGGTTGAAAGAATTAGGTATATTAATAAAGAAATGGCTGTTATTATAGTCAAGACTTTTATTTCTTGTTCGTCATTTTTGAAAAATTTCATAATTCAAATTTTTTGTTGTTAAATTTCAATTGTTCCATTGCTAAATGGACAATATTGTTTTTTATGTTTAGGAATTAAATAATTATGCTCTCTTTTTATTTTCTCTTTTACTGCATCTCGTATAAATTGCGCTACATTGATTTTGTAAGAAGATAATTTATCAAGTGTACTATCTTGAATTTCACTAAATTTAATTGTACGTGGTTTGTTATATTTTACTGGTCGTGGCATAGATAAGTATTACTTTAGTTTCGTCAATGAGCGAGTTA